GTGTGATTTTGGCTTTTCCGTAGAACTACGACACTCACGCGCGCCGCGCCCAGTTTAACGACATGGTGGTCGGGGATGAGACTTACCACATAATGGGTACAGTCTCAAGAAAATCCGTGTATGGAGCGGGGAACACGGGATCCCCATGCATGTGCACTAATTGCATTCCATACTCCGTAGCAATTATTCCATAAATTGTACGAGTAGGAAAGATCGCACTCCAAATATTAGTATAGCGCACAGCTTGTTGCACGACCTTGGTCATCATCCCTTCGCGCCCGACAACGCGTTTACACTCGATGACTAATACAGCCTCTTCGGTAACATAGGCTAAGTCTCCTTGGCCACATTGTGTCGAAATAATAGTATATTCCTCATATGCAGGCTTACCTAACATAGACTTTACGTAGTTAACTATCGTCAGTTCTTGGGAAACTGGTGTTGGATCAGTTACTTCACTCACCGTAGAATCCCCCCAGTAATCACAATCAATGGTATAACCACTGTCATCTGATTCACTAGCAGAATGCGGTTGATAGTTCTCATCTTCAACACTATATTTTTCCTTCCAACGAACAACGCGCTCATCAAAGTCTAGGTTCAATGTCGTGCATGGCAGATCTTCTATTTCAGCTATTTGCTTCATCTGCGCCAAACGCTTATCAAAAACTTCACGGCCATGGAAAAACCACTCGCGTAAGGCACCGTCAACATTTTGACACGCTACCTCCTTAGGAGTAAGCGCCTTTGATTTCACTACGGCATGCAATGATTTCATGATAGATTCTTCCGCCAACGGTCCAACATATCTATTCAAGGCTGGTTCCCACCTAAATCCTCTCTTAAGAAAGTCTAATTCATGCAAAGACATGTACGGCCTAGGGTCTGATGTTTTATCGGGCATGGTAAATGTAATATCGATTTCCCGAAGGATACCAGCCATAACTACGTGGTTAAACCTATCGCAATTCTTGTCCGTACCGCACGCCGCATCATCTCCATATGTGATGAGGGACATGACATCTCTAAATCGTGCTGGTCTATTTAATCCCACCTTCTCACCTAGTTCACCTAGATCTTCTGGTGGATACACCTTGAAGAAACAATATCTAAATAGGAGAGAATTTACAATACTATTAATGTAGACTGTCATATTCTGCCCTGAAGGATTAGTGCCATGGAAACGCACTAATGTTCCATTATAAGCAATCAGTGGAGTACAAACCTCGTGCACGATTACTCGCATACGTTGTAAGTCTGCTTTCGAGTACCTACCAGACCAACTAGCAATCTTCATCATCACTGCAAATGCAGAGAGGGTGAGTTGTGCCGGCATACGCACATCATACTTCTTGTAGTCGCCAGCTACAATTTTATCGTCGCCAAATTTCGCAATGAATTCCGTTAATTCATGCCACTCGGGACCGTGAGCATTGATACCTACAGCCGTCTCCGCAATCAATGGGTTCACAGATAGGAATCTAGCTATCGGAAGGAAGTATTTCCTAATGATAAATTGGAGTACAAGAGGTGCTCCCTCGAAGACTCTTACCTTAGTCTCATTGACTTTCCTAGGCTCATCCTTTAAGTTCGCTCCAAATATGAGATTTAATGACTCATTGGCATCTGCTTGCGTCAATACCTTATAGATGTACGCTTGGACTTCAGGTGTGAACTGCTTTGGGCAAGCATGATCCTCAGTAGGTTCTAGCTCTTCCAAGTACTTGGACTTAGGGCCTCCAATAGGATAACCAATAGAAGTGCTTGAAACCATAGCATCTATAAATCTTTCACCGTCTCGACCAGATATAGTCTCCTGATCTGTAAGAGGGGCTAATTGGTTTGTCCAATATGATGCATTAGCATCAAAAACTTCGCGAAGACCCGAAAGATAATCCTCCATCGCAAAGTTCAATGCAGATTGCGGTAGCCCAGGTGAGGGCCGAGCTGCATGCTTCAACGTCTCATACCAAGGGATCCACGTGCCACTATCGGTGTGACCCTTCTCATTGACAAATGGTTGCTTGAAAGCAGGACCACTCCATGTATTGGGTACACCAGTTACCTTGGCAACTGTGTCAGAAATAGGCGTAGGTACGACATCAGAATGCATTGTAGACCGCCCAGTGACAGAGCCATATACGGTCAATGTGGCATCCTCAGGCAAGAAATTAGTTCCACATTTATAGTGCACATCTTTGGAAATGGCAAAATGTTTTCCTAATATAGTCTCCTCTATGTCCTTGGTTATGGGAGGAGGAATATGCGCTGGGCTTAGTGCCGTGACCTCAATCACAGCACGATCCAATTCAGGCGAGGTGATAGCAACTCCAACTCCATCCCTAGTACCATTCCGACCACCAATGTGGAAACCCACAATTTTCTTCTCGATAGAATCACTTACCAAAGGAAACATACACATCCCTGGTTTTGTGGTTGTATTCCGCAAAGT